TCGCGGGTTACGCCGTCGCGGTCGTTCCGGTCGTTGGTACGTTTTACGTTTTGTTTCAAGATAGTATCGATCCGACTCAAGTTTATTTAATCGAGTTTATTTTCGATAGTTGCCTCGACGAGTACGATTTTTGTACTCCGTACGATATTAATATCGTTTGGTTAAATCGCGCCGGAGGTTGGTCGTCTTATTGTTTCAAAGGAAAAAAAACCTATCAAGTACAAATCGGAAACAAGTCGACGTTTAAGGACGCGAACGGCCTTTTAAAATATTACAAAGTCGAGGACGTATTCGACGCGATCGCGGTTTTATCCGGCGAAATTCCCGTCTCTCATTCTCCTTTCGTAAAGGGATTAAAATATTCGATCCAAGCGTTTATAAAATGGACGGGAGGTTTTATTCCGATCTTGATCGAGGATAAGGATTTCGATCTTTATACTGACGGCGACGGTTTAATGAGGTACGATATACAAGTAAAATACTCCTCGGAGAAATTAATTCAAACGCAATAAAAAAGCAATGACGGAAATTTATATAAATACCGAACTCATTGAACTATACTCGGACGAAACTATCGTTATGAGTTACGCGGTTAATAATCTTTTCGAGATCGAGAGCCGTCAAGGATCGTACTCGAATACGTTTAAAATTCCGGCGACAAAAAAAAATAATTTGATCCTCGGATTTTCTAACAATGTTTTGAGCGTTTCGGATTTACCTTATTTAAAAATACCTTGTTTAATTTATACCGACGGACTTTTGCAAGTCGAGGGAATTGCGGAGATAATTACCGCGAGTCGGAGCGAATACGAAATCCGTATCTTGTCGGGTAACTCGAATTGGTTTGAATTGATCGCCGATAAAAATATTCAATCGGCTTTATTACATTGCGATTATTCTTATTTTTGGACGGAGGCGTTTACGACCGGATCACGCGCGAACCTTTGGCCCGACGTTTTTATTTGTCCGAATATTGATTACGGAGAAATATTTTTTAACCCGATCGCGGGGCCGCCGTTTAACGTTAATTGGTTTCAACTTTATCCGGCTATTTACGCAAAATATTTATTTAAAAAGATATTCGACGACGTCGGACTTTCGATCGAGTCGGATTGGTTCGATAACGATCCACTATTCGAAAAACAAATAATCCCGTTTTCGGCTCAATTTTCAAGGTCGGAAAATACGGAGTTGAGAAATAAATTAAAATCAACGGCCTCGGTCGATTTCGCTCCTCCGTCCTCGGTATTCGCTCCGAACGGAGATAAGTTTCATATATTTGACACTAACGAAACGAGTTGTTATCCGTACGTTAACCAAGTAAATTGGATCGATCCGTTTGGTATTCCGTTTTTTAATATCAACGCGGGGAAAGGTTGGTTATTTATGGACTCCGTAAAAGTAAAATTAAAATATAATATTACGGTCGATCGTTTATTTAATACTGCGTTTTTTGACGCCTCTCAATTAAGTTACTATGACGAGAACGGGACTCAACAATATTACCCGATTTACAATCTCGTAAGTCAGCCCGTCGGGATTTATAACTTTCAAGGCGAAATCGATATTACGATCGGACGCGGGGCCGTTGCGTTCTCGACCGAAACAAACGCGATTTGGAAAGCCGGATCGACAATCGAGATCGTTTCGTTTGAATTAACCGGAGACGTTGGCGCGTTGGTTGTTGATCCTATTTTTAATTGGTTGGAACTCGGGGCGACTTTGCCCGACGTAACTCAATCCGATTTTATTCTCTCGATCGCAAATCAATACGGATTAATTTTCGAACAAAGTCCTTTGTCGAATACGGTTAAAATTTTTCAATTCGGAAAAGTTATCGGAAATATTCCCAACGCGATCGATTGGTCGAAAAAACTTGATCTCTCCGAGGATTACTCGATCTCGTTTACCTCGGACAATTATTCCCGTAATAATTATTTTCAATACGCGCCGGACGATACCGACGAATATTTGTCTCGACAAATCAATTACGGACGCGGATCGTTTATCGTTAACGCGGCGGCGATCAATACGGAGCAAGTAATTTTTGAGAGTGTATTTTCTCCGGTTATCCGATTATTTTCTTACAACGGGCCGAGCGGTTTCGGAGGCGTCGTTCCGTTGGCGTACATTCCGGTAAATGAGGGATCGACCTTTACGGTCGTTAACGGTCGTTTCGCTTACGTTGATTTCGATACGTCGGCGGAGTTGACAATTCAACCGAGCGGATTTTTTACCTCTCCTCAACCTAACGTTTATTTTGAGGATTTGATTTTCGAAAACTTGCTCGATAAATATTATCCTTTACTATCGTCGACGATAAACTCAAACAAGGCGGTTACTTGCTTGATCCGTTTAAATAATCTCGACGTTAATCAACTCGATTTTAGTCGTCCGATTTGGATCGATTATTTCGGAGCGTATTTTTATATCAACGAGATTACTCAATATAAGGTAAACGAAAAAGACTCGACTCAAATAACTTTAATAATAATACAAAACTAATTTTATGGCGGACAATATTACAAAAGAGGTTTTACTCCGAGTTAAACTCGATCCGTCCGATCTTGAAAAACAAGGCGACGTTTTACAAAAATCCCTCAACAAATTAAAAGAGGAAACGAAAAAACTCAACAAAGAGTTAAACGATAAAAATACGGGAGTTGAACGACGAAAAGAGATCGAGGATCAACTCCTCGAGTTGGGCCGTAAAACGAAAGAATACTCGAAACAAATCTCCGCGAATAATAAGGAGATCGAGTTTCAAATAAAACTCAACAACGCGCAAGAGGGATCGAACGAACAACTCCGTTTACAACTTTCGGCGTTAACGAAAACTTATAACGGATTGAGTAAAGAGGCGAGAGAAAATTCCGCCGAGGGCCAAGCGTTGCAAAAAACAATTAAAGGAATTTCCGACACGTTAAAAGAAAACGAGTCCGCCGTCGGAGATAATCGGCGAAATGTAGGTAATTATAAGGAGGCTCTCGAGGAAACTCTCGCTCCATTGTTAAAACAACGCGAAGCGTTACTCGCTCAAAAGGAGGCGTTAAAACAAAGCGGAGAGCAACAAGATAACATAAATAAAAAACCGTTCGGATTTGGCGCGGGAATTTCGAAACTCAACGCGACAACCGAGGGAGTTAATAATTTCAACGCGTCGTTAAACGGAACCTCCTCCTCGATCGAGTCGGTCGACTCCGCCGTTATGTCGATCGATCAATCTCTCGCCGAATTAGATCAAGAGATCAAGAGAACGGAGATCGGATTTAACGCCGGAAAACAATCCGTAAAAGAGTACGACAATACTCTCGAGGGAATGACGGAAAAACTTTCCGATTTAAAAAAACTCGCTCCGACGCTTGACTTAAATTCCGAGGAGTATAAAAAAACAAACGAGGCGATCCGCGAGACTCAATTCGAGATCGATAAAGCAATCGGAAAAGTCGACGAGTTTGGAAATAAGGAGCCAAAAAATCCCGCAAAAGAGGCAATGGACGACACGTTCGAAGCCGCGACGGCTTTAACGTCCTCCATTGGATTGTTATCGATAGCGTTCGGAGAGAGCGAGGATATTCAAGAGGTTCAAAAAAAGGCTTTACAAGCGGTCGCGATCGCTCAAACGGCGGCAAATATCGCCAAGTCAAAAGGCGCGATTATATCGACGATTGAACTTGTAAAAACAAAGGCGGCGACGGCGGCTCAAATCGTTTATACAACGGTTATCGGAGCCTCGACCGGAGCGTTAAAGGCGTTTAAGATTGCACTCGCGACAACGGGAGTCGGCGCGTTGGTTGTTGGACTTGGATTATTAATCGCGTACCTTGCTCGTAATAAAACAAAGGTCGTCGAATTAACCGAGGCGGAAAAGAATTTAAAAGAGGCGACGGAAAAATTACGCGAGGAGGAAATAAAAGAGGTCGTTCAAGCGACAAAACTTTTCGGAGAATTACAAAAATCGAACGCCGGATCGAAACAACGTAAACAATTAATCGACCAAGTCAATTCGACGTATGGAACTACTTTAAAAAACTTGTCGGACGAGGCCGCGTTTTTGGCGGCGGTTGCCAAGGCTCAAGAGCAAGTAATTAAAAACATTCAAATAAAAATCTCCGCTCGAATAAAGGAGACGCAACTCGAGGCGGCGATTACTGATCTCCTCCAAAAACAAGAGTTTTTAAATGAGAGTCAAGTTAAACGCGGAGATTTAATTTTGCAACTTAAAAAAGCAACGAACGACGAGGATCGAAAAAGAATACAAGCGGAACTCGACTCGATCTCAAATCAAGATAAATTAAAAAAGAATATCGACAACGTTATTAACTCGCAAAATGATTACGGAGGAAATCAAGATCGACTCTTGAAAGTCGGAGAGAACGTAAACGATCAAGCGATCCTCGGATATGTCGAGCAAAAAATAAGAGTCGACGAATTAACTCAAGAGTTAGTAAATTTACAAAGCCAAGTAACAACAACCGGAGACAAAACAAAAAAGTCGACTCAAGATAATTTAACGGCGATCCTCGCTTTTCAAAAAAAGATACTCGGACAAAGTAAAGATTTACAAACCGAGGCGATACAAGATCAACAAAAACAGGAAATCGAGGCGTTATTTACCGCGCAAGATCGCCAAAAATTACAACTCCTCGAGGAGTTTAAAAATCTCAAGGCGACAAACGAAAAAGAAAAAGCGGAAAAAGAAAAAGCGCGTATTGAATTGCAAAAACTTTTACTTGAGATCGACGAGGAGACCGCAAATAAACAAGAGGAAATCGTCGAAAAGTTTAACGCTCAACGTCGGGCCAAGGATCAAGAGGAGGCGAAAAGGCGTCTCGATATTCAAGTTATAAACTTAGCCGTATCAAAAGAGGCGAGGCGTCTCGATATTGAGGAAACGATAAAGGACGAGAAAAAGAAATCGATCGCGTTGATACAACTCGAAATCGATACTCAAAAAGAATTATTAAGGATCGCGGAGGAGTCGGCGAAAGTTGACAATCTAATTACGCCGGAGGAGGTCGCAAATATCGAAACGGCGAAACTAAAACTCCGCGAATTAGAAATCCAACTCAAGCAAATAAACGAACAACCGATCGCGATAATACCAAAAGATTTCGAGGAGAAATTTAAACAAGTCGCCGATATTGTTTCGCAAGTTTTTGGATCATTAGCCGACGCGGTAAACGCGGCGTTTAATGGAGCGACCGCGCAAGTTGAGCAACTCGGAGCCGCGCAAGTTAAAGCGATTGAAAAAACAACTTTAACCGAAAAGCAAAAACAAAAACAAATCGAAAAGATCAACGAGGAAACCGCGCGGAAAAAATATCAACTCGACGTCGATCAATTCAATTTTAATAAAGGCGTTCAAATAACTCAAGCAATTATCTCGACCGCGTCCGCCGTAATTGCGGCCCTTGCTAATCCGGTTCCGTTTGTCGGAGCCGTACTCGCCGGAGTAGCCGCCGCGACCGGAGCCGTACAAATCGGAATCATTGCGGCTCAACAACCGCCGCCGCCGCCGTTTTACGAGGGAGGATATACCGGAGACGGAAATCCTCGCGAGGAGTCTCGAGCCTTGGGCCGTAAAAGTTATACATACCACAAAGGCGAGTACGTCGTCCCGAATAAAATTTTAAAAACGGAAACCGGATCGGCTCTCGTTTCAACTCTTGAGAGAATGAGACTCGGAAAAATATCCTCGTTAGGTTTGTCGGGATTTGCCGACGGAGGATTTACGGCGAACGATATTAGGGCCGGAGTAGTTAACGCGATCGCGACGGATAAACTCGCCGCGCAAATATCGGACGCGATTTCGAACGTTCAAATAATTACAAAGGTTACGGATATAAACCGAGTAAATAATCAACTCGCTCAAAATAAAATCGCCGCAACTTTACGATAATTCAATCGAGATTTATTTCTCCGTTGTTAAATTTAATCGCAAGTTTTCGGATCACTTTATCCGCGCTCCGTTTGTTTCCAAAAAGTTGTTCGCATTTTTTATTAAACTTTTCGTGAATTTCGGGAGAGACTCTCGTTTTTAAAGTTTTCGGTTTGCTCATTTTTTCGTTTTTTGGTACTTAATTATTTTAGTTTGGTACTTAATAAATCAAGATCAAATATAATCAATTTACATTTGTATTAATGAAAGTCGCGAAATTTAAAATCTCGGGAAATATCGGAGAGCCTGATCCTTTCCTCGCCGCGTTCGGAGTAATTGACGACTCGACAAACGCGCAAATGATCGGCGACTTTATCGACGCCAATCCCGAGGCCGATACTTTCGAAATCGAGATCGACTCGAACGGCGGATCGGTAACGACCGGATTTGCAATTCACGACAAACTTATTAACTCCGGTAAAAAAATAATAACGAAAGGTTATAAAGTTAATTCAATCGCGACGGTTGTTTTCTTAGCCGGATCGGAGAGACTACTTTCGAAAAACGCGGAGTTTGTAATTCATAACCCTTGGATCGACGGTTCGAACTTGGGAAATATGCCTTTAACCGCCGACGAACTCGACGCAATCGCGGAGGACGTTCGCAACTCGGAGGATAAAATTTTCAACTTTTATAAAGACTCCCTAAAATTAAACGACTCGGATCAATCGATCGTACGGGATTTAATGTCAAAAGATACCGACCTCGGAACTCAAAGAGCGATCGACTTAGGTTTCGCAACCGGAACCCTCGAGCGTAAAAAAGCCAAGGCCGCTTATACTGAATTAATATTTAATAAATATAAATCAAACAACGATAATAAAATGAATATCGAGGAGCAAAATAAAAAAATATCTCTTTTAGAAAAAGGAGTTAACGCGATCTTAAACTTATTGAAACCCGAAAAGAAAAACGCAACCGTTACGGCGGAGGACGGCGTTACTCTTTACTTTGAGGGCGATACCTTGGAAGTTGGAACGAAAGTTTTTACCGACGAGGCTTTATCAGTAATGGCGGAGGACGGCGAACATACTCTCGACACCGGAGAAGTAATCGTTATTTTCGAGGGAACCGTTACGGAAATCCGTCCGGTTGAAGTTGACGACAACGCGAAAAAGATCGCCGATCTTGAGGCGGAAAACAAAAGACTTGCCGACGAGTTGGCCGCAAAGTCAAACGACACAAATAACGAGGCGATTATCGAGGAGGTTAACAAACTGAAAACCGAAATCGCAAATTATAAAAAATCGGTCGCCGGAGATAAGAGAGCCGAAAAGAAAAACGAAACGAAAACTGACGCTCCTTTAAAGCCTTGGGAGAAAAGGATCGCAATCGATAAAGCAAATCGCGAAACGTTCTCGAAGTAATGGCGATTTATAAAATAATAGAGGGCCAAGAGTTGAGGCCCAACGGCCCGAAATCCTTGATTAAACCCGAGGATTTAACGGACGAACTCGCGGAGTTTTTTATTAAGAAAAATCCCGCTTTACTCGGAACGATTATCGAAAAGATCGGATCGGTAAAAAAAGAGCAACCGAAAAAAGAAATTAAAAAGGAAACGACTATCAAAAAATCGCAACCGAAAAAAGTAATCACAAATAAAAAAGTTAAATCAAAAAAATAAAAAGTTATGTCGATAGTTTATTCACCGATTGAGTTTACCGGCCCCGCGTTTGAGGAGGTATTTATGGAGTTATTGTTTCAAAACGAAACCGTTGCTCAAGAGAAAGTACGTTTAATAAATGGTATCAAAAACGAAACCGTTATTACGGAAATGGGCGTTACCGTAAATTTACAAGCGTACGTTTGCGGCGTTCCAACTCCGAGCGGTTCAATCGATATGAACGACGCTCTTTTGCGTCCTTGTAAGTTAATGGCTTACGACGAATTTTGTCCCGACGATTTAAGATTTTCGCGTTTCGCGTCCTCAATGAGAGCGGGAGCGTGGGAAAACGTTTCGGAGGAGTGGGTTCGTATTGTCCTTGAAACGTACGGCGTACAAATGTCGAGACAAGCCGAGGAAGATTTTTGGAACGGAGCCTCCGCCGCTACAAAAGTAGCCGTTGCCGCCGCGCCACTTGGCCCGAATTTAACCGCCGAGGAAAAGGCTTACGTTGCCGCCGCTCCTTTAACTCTTTGCGACGGTATCGTTACATATTTGATCTATAATAACGGAGCGGTCGGAACCTCGATCGACGTTGTTGGAACTACGATAACCGCTTTAAACATTTGGGACGAGTATAAGGCCGTTTATTCGGTTATTCCGACCGTAATGTTAAAGCCGAGTAATATCGGAATGACTAAAATTTTTGCGCCGGAGTCTCACGCGCAACTTATTCAATTATACAATACCGATCAAACTTTCCGCGATAAGTTTTTGATCGACGCTCAAGGTAATTTTTATTTCCTTGGCGTAAAAATCGAGTTTGTTCCTTTGCCCGAGGACACAATGATCGCGGCCCGTTGGTCGGATATTCTTTGGGGTACGGACTCGACGGCGGATTTCTCTTATTTGCAAATCGATCGCGTTGCTTTAAACGCCGATACAAGATTTATAAAGGGAGTATTTACTCAAGCCGGAGCGGTTGTAAGTCAAGCGCAAAAAGTCCTATACAAAGGATAAAAATATCGGAGCGTTCGAAAGGACGCTCCTCTTTTTCGTTCTCATTTATTCAATTTAGTTAAACAAAATAATTTTATATAAAATGGCAACTTGTTCGTTTTTAACCCTTGGACTCGATCCAACTTGCGAAGCCCTTAAAAAAATAGGCGGAGCAAATAAAAGAATTTGGATCGGTCAAATCTCCGATATTGCGTCCGTAACTTTTGGAGTTGACGGCGAAATTACCGCGTTTACACTTACGACCGGAAAGTCGTTAAAGGCGTTTATCGGTAAAAAAGAAAAACATCAAGGAACGTACGAACTTACCGCCGGAGAGACGGTAAATCTTTTCAATCAATCCGCGATTTTAGCTTTATATTTCGAGACTGATCTCGAGCGTAAAGCCGTTAACGAACTTGTTAACGTTGAGGATATGTTCGCAATGATTGAAACCAACGCGGGATCGATTGAGGTTTTCGGATTGTCAAACTCAAGCGTTTTGGGTTACGACAATTTTGGATTAAAGGCAACCGCCGGAACCGGAAACGGAACCGGAGTCCTTATCAACGACGATACGGTTTACCGAGTTACTTTATCCGGTAACGTTCCAAACTTACCAATGAGATACAAACCCGCCGACACGTTGGCGAACAATATTATCGGACTCGACGCGATCACTTTCCCGAACGTTGCTCCTTAATTTCTTTTTTTAAATGGGGCCGGAGGTTAATATCGATTTGATTAAAGAATTAACCTCCGTACCATTTAGAAATGTAAGGAACCGGATCGAGTTACTCGATCAATTCGAGGCGGTTTTTAGAGGCCCGATATACGGAGACGCGAAACTTTGTCGAACTTGTACAAAGGATCGAGAGTTTGCTTATTTAAAATTAAAAAAATACCTTTCGGAAAATGGCGAAAACGAGATATAAAATAAACGGAGATCAAATAATCAACGTTAAAGGTTTCGGTCGATTGACAAACGAAAACATAAACGACGAGATCGCCGAAAAACTTTTGTCGTCGGGCCAATACGGAGAAATAATTTCTCTCGTTGCTCCCGTTGAGGAGGTAAAGTCCGAGGAAAACTTTAAAAAGAAAAAGAAAAACAACAACTCCGATAATGTCGATCAAGAGTAAAGTTATTTCTCTCCTTTATAATTTGATACCGGAGAGTTTCGTTAACACTCAAACCGGAGTTATTTCTTACGGAGCGGATAACCTCGTCCCAAACCATTTAATAAACGCAATATCCTCGAGCGGAACCGCCGCGAATTGCGTTAAAACTTTAAAAATATTTATCGAGGCCGACGGTTTCGACGGAGGAGAGGGAAAAATAAAAGTCAATCCAAAACAAACGGCCGACGAACTACTCGCCGGAGTTGCTTATTCTCAAGCGATTTATAAAGGTTTCGCGTTCAATATACTTTATCGAAATAACGGAGAGGTCGGATCGGTTTATTTAATGGCGTTTAATAAGGTAAGAAAAACCGCCGCCGGAAATTACGTTTATAACGATACGATCGGGACGAAAAAATATAAAAAATCGGAGGACGTTATTTATCCCGAGTTTGATCCGTCGAGATATACTCCCGACGAGAGGGCCGCAAAAATTTTAAAAGAGATCGACGAGTTTGGTTATCAACTCGGAGAGGTTTTATATACTTACGAGGAAAATCCTTATATTGAGGAATATCCTTACCCGAACGCAATGATCGGGATAAAGGATATAATCTCCGACGGATCGCTTACAAACCTCGACAACCGCAATATAACAAAGGGATTTCGTCCGACCGTTATTATTTCGACCGTTGGCGAGTTGGACGATACAAGTAAAGGAGCCGGAACCGGAACCGAGGCGGATCAATTCGACGCAAATTTGCGAAACTTTACCGGAGACGACGCCGCGACAATTTTACATCTCGAGGCGTCAACAAAGGAGGGACTCCCGCAAGTAACTCAATTTCCTTTATCCGAGCAACTCGACGGCGTGGAAAACGCGACCGAGAGAGTATCTCGAAAGGTTTGTCGTTTGTTCTCTTGTCCTCCGGTTCTCGTTGGGTTTGACGTTGCGGCGATCCTTGGGAATACTCAAGCGATCGCGAACGGGATCAAGATTTTAAACGCGAATGTTTTACCCGATCAAAATTTGATCTCTCAAGCGTTTAAAAAGATTTGGCCCGTCCCGAATTGGACGATCTCGACAATGTCGTTAATTAGTTATATCCCGACGGAGGTACTCGCGAAACTTTCAACGGACGAGATACGGGCCTTGGGAGGTTATCCTCCCGTTTCAACGGAGGGCCAAACCTCGGAGATAACTCTCGCCGAAAAGATCGGAGTCGGAGGCGTTACGGCTTTAACCGGAATACAAGCGAACCCGTTATTAAGCGACTCGCAAAAAATACAATCGATCGTTCAAATATTCGGAATAACGGAGGAGAACGCGAAATTATTAGTTAATAAAGGCGAGGCGATAACTCCTCCCGCAACTCCTCCGGCGTAATATGTTAATCACGAAACAAAATATAAAAGACCTCGCTCAATTTACTTTAAATATTGAGGATCGAATTATTAATCCGAATATCGAGGACTCTCAAGAGTACGACTTGAAACCGACGATCGGCGACGCAATGTTCGACAAGTTGATCGAGGATTTCGACGGAGGTTTAATTCCTTGGGATATATTAACCGCGTACGCGATCGGCGACTTTGTTGTTTACGGAAAAATTGTTTATAAAGCGTTGACGGCGAATGTCGGATCGCAACCGGATTTATTTCCTTTCGATTGGGAGGTTAACG